CAAATATGGAGTCGGTATTAGTTACTGAATTTTGTTGTTCGAATGATATTGAGTCTGGGGATTTTTCTTCGTTGGATTCTTTACACACTTTCATTTTTAATGTGTGGCCTTTTGTTTTACTTATCATATGCTGTATGGAAGTTATTAGATAATTTCCACTCAGAGTATTATCAACATTTACTGCTCCGTCCTGATCTGGGCCCTGAAATGAATTTATAATAATATGAACTACATTACCAACTCTTTTTGTACTATCTCCCGATACTTCTATAATCAACGAAGAAGATTTTAATTGTTCAATCTGTGCATCGTGCCGAGGCAACCACGATTCAATTCCATCATTACCACTATTTTCTTTAACATCACTAGGATCACCATACATGTTTGTTTGTGTTGGAGCAAAAAAAGTTTTGGATTCTGGTTTTCCGGCGTAGATGTTTGTATTTTTTGATAGAATTGGATGTGCATTTAAGGAAGGACATTTATCAAAATCTTCCAAATAATTATAGTTTGTTAACATATAGGATTTGGTGGTGATGTCATGTAGAAGAAGAGAAGAAGCATATGCTCCTCTATGTACTTCCTTACTTCTATCAAATTCACCAATTACCATTTTTCTAATATTGGACATCGAATCATCTATGTTTATTGGTTTGCTTATGTGATCTCTGATCATATCATTAGCATTATCAATTCCATACAGATATACTTGAGAGATATCTTGGTCAAACAATTTTCTTATTGAACGAAAATGAAATCCATCCATGTCTTGATAATAAACATAATCACACAACCTTGGATTGTCTGTTGATGCCGATCTTTTAGAAAGCCAATTTATTGCAACGAAGGGATTCCAGTGAGGTATGATGATACTTGTAGAATCATCAGTACGATCTATGCTGAGAAGTTGTCCTTCATTATATCTCTCATCCAATGTGGACATTGTTTTATCACTGTCATGAAGTATATAAGTGTGGTGTATATCTTCTACTATATCACTTATACTTTTATCAGTATATGCCTTACTGACGGTGCTGAACAGGTTTATCATAAATGTGGGGGAGACAAAATGAATATCATATAATTGAGATTGTTTGTTCAAGAGCGATGTTCTTTGAGAAATTTTATCAATAAGAAAAATGAGTTCTACTTCTTTGTCTATCGAGGGAGTGTGGAAAGATAGGGTGATATATTCTTGTCCGGTTATGGGAAAATTAGCAATAAGGTTAGACGCATCAATGTCAGTGCATACGCCATGCACACAATTTTGAAATAAATCTTCTGTAATTTCAACTGCGGCATACTGATTCATTATGCTAAGAGATGTTCCGTCTAATGTGGATATACTTATATCAGTAAGACGGATATCGTCCATCCTGATATATTTTGAAGAATCCGTAGGATTATTTGTCGATGTATCCACCATTACAGTTATGCTCCACGAACAAGAAATTTAAATTCTTTTATTACCTGATCCAAATACACAGGATTCAGTAAAGATATTTTTCTTTTGTCCTCGTTTTGTTCCATTTCATAATCATAATTTGTCTTTACATAATTACTCAAACTGTTGTATGTGTATCCATACAATAATGTCTGCCCAAATGTAACTCCACCAGAACCCATTGCTAGTTGTGTCGTTCCATTGTATTTTGAGAGGGGGTCTAACCAAACTTTATATGTTTGGAATCCCCCACCGACATCATCGAACCCGGCAGCAGAAGCACCTGTTGTCTCGAAATGATGTATCGATTGGGAGGAGTCGGTGACAATTCTTTTTACTACTGCTTCACCTACATTTTTATCAAGTCCGGTTCCACCAGTAGAGTTGTATGCCTTTACGACATCATTGGTAGAAAATGAATATTTAGAATCTACTCCAGTGACTGTAAGTTTATTTAGAACAGGGTCATAATCCTTCACCAATCCGCCCCAACCAGTAACTCCTGTTCCGTCCATTTTTACTAATGTGTCGTTCTTCTGAATTCCTCCAGTAACTCCGTCAGCGAAAAAGAGAGTAGTGCCAGGATATTTCTTCTTGATGTGTTTTTCAAATTTTCTAACACTCAACGGCCATTCAAAAAATACATCAAATTTGTTGTTAAACAACATAACAATCCAATGATAATTAGGAGAACCATACACGGCGTCTGCTATACTTTCTGGTGAATCATTATCATTAATGTTATACTGTACAAAATATTCGCTTCCTGTTACTCCATGATCAGAGAATCCGACCCTTCTTAAAATATCCACAGCAAGAACACTACCACCAGTTGATCCAGTTGCTCCATCCAATAATATTTTTGGGAAATTCTTAAAATACATTATCAATACCCTTCTTCTATCGACCTGGAATCAAGTAGTGACATTTCTTCGAATGTTAATGACATTAACATATTTGTGGGCGCACCATTTTCAAATGTAGAGAATGATCCAGAAGATGCATAGTCAACATTAATTTCCCTCAACGCACATCTGCCAATTTTATTAATCCAGTCGTTCTGCACAGCCTCACCAAATTCGTTTATTGAGTGATATTCAATTTCAAATTCAGCGGGGAATGTGTAAAATGCGCCTTTACCATATTTTGAACTGAGGGTAGGATATGCATATTTTTTAAATCGTTTGATTATTTGGTATGCTCTAACGGACTCTTCTGCATTTCTAGGAGAAAAGTTAAAGTTAAGTTCAAATTTTCTTGAAACGGGTTCACGGAACATTAATTGTTTTCTTGGGTTTGGTGCAATTCTTGCTCCTGCCAGGAGATATGCATCAACATTCGTATTCATTGAAACAAACGAAGCGAGACTATCGACTGCCGCCGCCGATTTCGTTATTAATCCTTTTGCAACAAGTCCTGTCCAGTCGTTAATAAGATTTTGCATGAAAGACATATCTTGTTGTTCATAATCCAAGAGGGAAAGCGATTGGATTTTTTGAGGCATATACAATGCAATTGTGTCTTTGGTTTTATTTATGGCTTCTCCAAATCTTGCAGTTCTTCCAGTTTCTTTAAAGAGTTGGTCATTACGATTTACATAATTTGTTAGTATGTTTTCATCTATGTCTGTTTTCTTTTGTAGAGCCGATTCCTCGGTGTCATTAAGATTAAGTTCACCAATGTTCTCTCCTGCTTCTTTGCCAAAAACCCACCCACCAATAATTCCGGTGGCCTGCAAAGCAAGGCTGTACCGATTCCAACCACCCTTTCCCAATCTCTTTGAAAGTTTGTTAGCGCCGTATAATCCAGCACCGGCTCCAAGAGCGCCGCCCATGATTCCAGAATTCATCACTTTGCCTTCGGCATTTTGTGCATCGGTCCATTCTTGTTCGTTCATATCATATGTTTCTGCACCACCACCATCATAAATATGAAAAACAACCATGTGGCTGTGTTTGTCTGTTCCTAATGTAATAGGAAACTGCAACCTGTCTGGAGAATCTCCATAGAAATCCCTCCCTGATGACAGATTCCCATCCGAATCTTGCATCAAATTTAGAAAAGAATCTGTGGCATTGGGATAGGATCCAAAGGCGCGGCTGCCGAACATATCTGTATTAGGTAGTGACATTAAGTATAGTTCCTCTAAATTAAGTTACATGAAAATCGGATACATAAGTATATATGGCATACAAAGGACGATACAAACCAAATCACCCAGAAAAATATATTGGTAATCCTACCAATGTTATTTATAGAAGTCTTTTAGAGAGAAGATTTATGGTATACTGCGACAAATACAGTAGTATATTGGAATGGAGTTCAGAAGAAGTGGTGGTTCCATATAAATCTCCAGTAGACAACAGAATGCATCGGTACTTCGTAGATTTTTTAGTAAAAATAAAGAACAAAAATGGAATAACCGAAACACTATTGATAGAAGTTAAGCCAAAAAAACAATGTTTGGCTCCCAAGAAACCCAAGACCAAGAAGAAAACAAGAACATACCTCAATGAAATAAAAACTTGGGGCGTAAACAGTGCAAAATGGAAAGCGGCAACAGAGTACGCAGAAAATAAAGGGTGGAAATTTATTATTATAACAGATGAGACTTTGGCTCCATAACTATGCATACATATTTACATGCCTGATGATCCAACAAAACTAGAACCACAATCAGCCGGCGCTGAATATACCAGCGGCCGAGTTTCAAACCCTGATATAATTCTTAATCGTAAGAATGTATTTGACGCTCTTGATGAAATGTTCAAAGAAACAGGACTTCCAAGAGGTTCTCAGGCAGCAATGACATGGTATAAGAGTCTTGTTCGTGAAATGTTTGAGATGACAGAAATGTCACCAGAAGAGACATTACTGAGAGATAAGACACGATTAATCCAAAAGTCAGGATATAAAAGACTTGGTGGAATGTACCTCTTTAACTATTTGCCAAAAACAAGAGCAAGATTAAAATATTATGATACAATCCCATTAGTTTTTATATTGAAATTTTATGGAGATGGGTTCCTTGGGTTAAACTTACATTATCTTGCCCCATCAATGAGAGAAAGGCTGTTTACACTTCTTAGAACCAGAATGCGTGGTCCTATCGAAAACCAATGGTCTAGATTGTATCTTTCATACGAAATGTTAAAGAATACCAGACAATTTAGATATTATAGACCATGTATTAAGAAATACAAGACTAAATATATTGGTTCAAGAATTTTACATATCTGGCCAAAGGATTGGGATTTAGCAATTCATTTGCCCATTGAAAGATTTAAAAAGACTAATAGATATCAAGTATGGATGGAAAGTAGACAGAAACTAATGGAAGAAAGACAGGGAATAGCAGAACAATAATGCCTATATTACCATCAGACTTTGCAGAGAATTTGTTCCAGATTGATCCAAGTATTAATCTTCCTTTAGTGGGCAATATTAATCTTTTTGGTGACAGGGGTTCAAAAGTTCCTAACGGAATTGATACTCTTGTTTCAAGCATTGCACATAAAAAACTTGCATATCCATTCAGGTATGAAATATCGTTCAACAATACAGATCCTTTGTCAAATTTAAGATTAGCAGTGTCGTGCGAGAGCATAACAATGCCAGGAAAGAATATTTCAACACAGGAAATTAAAACTCACGGGCCCGTGGATGACATGCCATACGAAGTTTCATATTCGGGGGATGTTGAAGCAGTTTTCAAAGTTGCGGGGGATTATTTCGAAAGAAATTTCTTCGACAAATGGCAAAACTTAATAGTGAGTCCGGGTAAAAATAATCTTGCCTACAAAGATTCATATTCTTGCGAAATTGAAATAACACAATTAGATTTACAAGACCAACCAATATATCACTTGATATTAGAAGATGCTTTTCCTAAGACAATAGGACCAATTGAACTTGGTGACGAGAGAGAGGGAATTCAAAAACAAGCAATAGGTTTCTCATACCGTCAGTGGAGAATGAAAGCACCAGACGAAATCGGATTCCTACAGGGCGTTATAAATAGATTAGACTTGAGAGGAAGATTAAATAGGCAACTCGATGGTATGTTCGGTGGAAGCATTCCAATGAACCCAACTGCAATCGGTGGCACAATATTAAATCTTCCGTGGGGATTAGACCCGGGACAAATTACCGAGCAAGGCGGCCTTGCTGTATCAGATTTCTTTAATGATTTGATTGGATAACTTATAAACATAATGGAGAATATTATGACACTACCAACACTAACACTACCAAAATATAAAATTAAAGTTCCCTCTACAGGGAAGACTGTTTCTTTCAGACCGTTTGTTGTCAAAGAAGAAAAGGTTCTATTGATTGCACTGGAAAGTGGTGACTACTCAATGATTGCAAATGCAATTAAGGATGTCATCAAAGAATGTACATTTGGAGAAGTAGACACAGAAAACTCACCCGTTTTTGATTTGTGTTATATTTTTATCAACATCCGAGCCAAATCGGTTGGAGAAACAACCGAGCCCGTATTTTTGTGCGAACATTGTGATGCACAAAATCCAGTATTAATTGACTTGACATCTATTGAGATTAAAAAGGATGAAAACCACACAAACAAAATTTCACTCGGAGAGGACTTGGGTGTTGTGATGAAATATCCTGGTTTAAATACAACAGAAGAAAATTCTGATGGAACAAATGATTCTATTGAAGCAATCTCTGAGTGCATAGAACTTGTTTATAAGGGAGATGAAGTATTTAAATCAAGCGAACAAACACCAAAGGACTTAGTGGAATTTATAGAAAATCTAACACATAGTCAGTTTGAAAGTGTGTTAGGTTTCTTTAATACCATGCCAAAAATTTCTCACAGCGTCAAGTTCAACTGCGTGAAGTGTGAAAAAGAAACTTCGTTGGAACTGGAGGGTATTGGTGATTTTTTTCTATGAGTCTCAGCCATGAGACACTACTGATATATTATAAATTAAACTTCCAAATGATGCATCACCACAAGTATTCTTTAGAGGAACTGGAAAACATGATGCCGTGGGAAAGAGAGATTTACACTACCATGTTAACTGAACACATTGAGCAAGAAAATAAAAAAATGGAACAACAAAGTAGACAACAATAATGTCAATAGATAGAATTAAACAACTCGAAGAAAGAGTCGCACAAGCAAAAAAAGATGTTCGTGCCCATATGTCTGTTTCAGAATTAAGTAAAGATTCTATTCGTGATATTATTGCCGAGGTTGGAGAGACACAAACAGTTATCAATAATTTGTTTGGTAAGTCAGACGCAGAGATAAAGGGATCTACTAAACTTCTTCGTGACGAGATAAGAAAACTTGTCGATGAGGGCACTAGTGCCGATGCCGCCAGATTAAAAGATATTCAAAATAGAATTAGAGAAATTTCAAAGATATCTGCTGAATCGGGTGGTGCTGAAAGTGAGTTTATACAAGAATATGGTGCTGCGGCCGCATCTGGTATGGCTAGAGCAAGGAAACACCGACTTCGTGGTGAGCGTTCAACACAAGACCCTTATGGGGCAGGATTATTTAGAACGGTCTTAGGAAGCAGATTGACTGATTGGATGATAGGAAGTCCGGCCGGAACTTCTAAAAAAAGAAGTAGAGCAGATTTACGACTTCAGATGGCAGAAGCAGACTTACCATCCGGTGGTTCTACAGATACCCCTGCTGAAAAGGAAGAAGCAAGAAGAGAAGGCGAAGTTCGTCAAAAAAATATAATACAAAAAGAAAACACTGTTATTGACTTGTTGGAAGAGATTCGTAATAACACCAAACTTCTTTTAGGTGGTGGAGGTGGATTCGGCGGCGGCGGCGGTGGTGGCGGTGGTGGAATTGGTGGCGGCGGCGATGCTGGCGGCGGCGGTGGTGGAGGATTCTTAAGAAACTTATTTTCAATGGATAACCTTTTACTCGGAACGATGGTCGCCGGACCCATTGGTGCCGCTGGAAAAAAACTTGCACAGACAAGAGCAGCACAATGGGCTGCAGGAGCATTAGGATGGGGTGGTCGAGGCGGCGGGTGGGCCACCAGTACAATGAATCCAGGCCGCCGTATGATAGGATTTGGAGCCCAAGCATTACCGAGAGGCCGGTTTGCAACACAGTTGGCCAAAATGGGAACAGCGACCCGGGCCCTCGCCGGCGGCAGATTGTTCAGTGGATTAATTTCCTTTGGTGTTACAGAAGCGGTTTGGCAACTCGGTAATGCATTTTTAGATTCATATAACGAAGATATTATGAAAGCACAAGGCGTTTTGTCAAGTGGGTCCACTTATGTTGACGCCGGAGGTGTTACTCGTTCTATGGACACAGTACAAAGAGATATGTTTGGAAACATAACAACCCCCGGTGGTGTTATATTTGATCCCAATGCACCAGCGGCAATAAGTAAAGATTCACAGGGAAGGATGCGTACTGAAACTTATATACAAACGCAGGCGAGAAATAAACTTAAGGATAATGAAAGAGCAGTTATTCTGAAGTTAGAAGAAGCCGAACGATGGAGAAAACTGGGAGTCTCCGACACCGGAGGAATGACAGGCGCCGACGGTAATTGGATAGACGGTCAAGAACAGGCAAACTATCTCCTCGGTCAAGCAAGAGGGATGATAGAACACAGAGCCCAACTGGTTAATAGTTTTGGTGCTAGGTCCATGGACGAAGCAGTTACGTTATTGAAATTCTCAAAGAATAATCATGGTGCATCCCAAAGACTTTTGGATAGAATGATGGACACAACAAGAGGCGGCCTCTTTGGTGAAAGCACAGACAGAGGTGCAATTACTGATACAAAAAATTTGCTGAATTTACTTGACCCCGGCCGGCTGAATCAACAATTTTGGCAAGACCTCGAGGCAACCGGCGCACAATTGAGTTCAGAAGGATGGCAAGCAGGGAAGAGTTCCCAATTGAGAATGATGAAGACAATGGGGTGGGAGGTGCAGGGCACTAAATTCTTATGGAGTCAGGGCGAGTTGCACGGCGGCCCTGAGTGGGGAGATAGAAATAGAGAAGCGGAAAACCGCATTAAAAGCAGAGAAAGTCGATTGAACCCGGATGGTAGTGTAAACGAAACCGCAGGTTGGACATTTGAACAAAAACGAGATGCTCACGGTGGTTCTATGCTTCCATATGACACCCGCGACGACAATGGTAATATTATTCCGGGATATAGGAATCCAAAGCACCCAAGATATAACAATGGGAAAAAACCTCCACGACAAGTATCAATGCTTCCTTCAATAAAAGGTAGTTTACCACGGATACTTGCCCTCGATAAAAACGCTTATAATATTTTCAATAACACATCCGCCGGTGTAGCAGATGCACTCGCTGTGGCGATGGTCAATAATGCAAAAACAAATGTGCAGAATACGACAAATTATATTGCTGACCCATACGATGAATCTTCTCTGGCAGATGGCGACCGAATCGCCATGATGAATGATGTTAATTATAATTTAAGATACACATAGAAAAACCCCACCCGAAGGTGGGGTTCTCCCGTTACCACAACGAAGTTAATTTCTCAACCCTCGTTGGCCAACTTTTCAAAGTAGGACAATGCGTCATCATCATCAACAGTTTCACTGACGCTCTTGCTTTCCTCTGAACTCGCGGTGGGTTTGAACTCACTCTCTGTCGTAGACTCAGCAGTTTCGGTAAACCGAACATTTCCACCAAGCACCTTTTCAAGATGCGTTTTCAATTCATCATAAGACTTGAAGTTTGATGGGTCACTAAAGTCTGCAAGAGAATATTGCTTCTGCCACAATTCTTCAAGTTGTGCATCATCTCCGTCAAGAAGTGGTGATGCATCTTCAAATTCACTCTTGTCGTAATTAACAAATCCTGCAACCTTGCGAACCTTAAGGCGGAAGTTTGCACCACCCCAAAAATCAAACGGATTGATTGCAGTTTCATCTTCAAACTCTGGCTGCATCTTCTCCATAATCTTGTCAAAGATTTTCTTTCCGTACTTATAAAGGAATACCTTACCTTCATTTTCAGGATTCTTGGGGTCAGAAACAACAAGAATGTTTGAGTAGTAACTCAAACGGCGCTTGCGGTTTCGTGCAATGTCCTTATCGGATTCAACACCACTGTTCCACAGTTGGGTATTCATTTCCGATACTGGGTCTTTATCACCAATTGTGGTACGAGAGTTCTCGATATACCAACCACCAGGTCCTTTGAACCCGTGATTAAATACACGAACCCACGGAAGGTCTTCGTTTTTTGGTGTAGGAAGGAATCGAATGACTGCATACCCATTGGATGCCTTATCCAATTCTGGCTTCCAAATTCGGTCGTCCTTGTAGGACTCACTCTTCTTTGAAAGTTTGTCTAATTCACCAGTCAATTTCTCGAAACTGGACCTTGAATTGCTTTTCATGTTTTCAAATGACATATGTTTTCTCCTATATGTGCGTGGTGTACGATATGTACGTTATGTAAAGGTATATTATACAGCAGGAACTCCCTGCGTCAAGTGTTTTATACTGGTAATTTTGAAATTTTTGGTAGGAGATTGCTGCCTTGGCCTTCTCTTTGAATCTTCTCAATAATTGGCTGAGAAATCAACTTGGCTCCGAATGCAACATCAATGTTGTAGGTATTACATGATTGAATAACGGCTTCGATATAAGAATCGAATTCTTCTGCTAATTCTTCAACCATTTGACAAAATTCTAATTCTGTAACATTCATAACAAATCTCCTATAAATATATAGGTGTATGGTACATCAAGTAAGACATAATGTCAATTCCTTATACATATATTAGGTAAAATAATGTGAATATTATTAGGAGAAATTCATGCCTAAAGGATCAGTTCAAATCTCAGCAACAACAGGTACTACTGGTGCCTATATTCTCACCGAAAGACACGGAATCACCTGTGTTGGCGGTATTTCCGCAGGGGTTTCTGGTGTAACTGGATATGATGTCCAAGTTGCCAAAATGGTATGGGGAAATACTGGAGAGTACTATTGGGTAGATAGCACTTACTCTGAAATCTCAGGCGGAGGGGGGAGTTGTGGTAGAGGACCACTTCCTGTCCAGATGAGAGATGCTTCTGGTGCCGCAGTTAGTACATCAGCAGTTAGTGGTTCTACAAGCAGAGCAGTTGATGTTAATATTTTAAATCAAGGCGGAAGTGCTTCTGTATTGAGTATGCAAAACCCAGATGCGGGGTTAGGCACAACCAATGGTGCATATATTGCAGTTGCAGGTACGACCAACGGAGCATATGTTCCAGTTGCAGGTTCTACTGCCGGCGGAGCAATCCCTCATGTTGGTGCGACTATGGACAAAGGTACAACCTTTGGAGCAAACGCAACAAGTGCAAAAGCATTGTCGGCGACTGGTGCGTTCTACGGAACAATTTCTTCAAAACTAAGAGCATCTGCCAGTTATCTTGGACAAATGAAAGTAGGTGGAACTGGTGCAGACGGTACTTATAGAGTATCTGGACTTTCCGCAGACATTCGTTCTTTCGCGGCTGGTGTTACCGTATCAACTGTTGCAGAACTAACAGGATTTACTTATGCAAACTCAATCGCGGCAATTGCAGGCGGAGTAACAATCGGAATCGGTAGTGTTTCTGTAGACAACCCAGTAGTAATGGGTTCAAGTACTGCCGGTACTGGTGGTGCATATGCAGGTTCAGCAGGTATTCAAATAAGAACTGCTTCTACCGTGCTTCAATCTGGTGTTCGAGTTAAGAACACACATGGTTCTGGCACGCTTACTGTTTCTTATGACGCAGCGGCCGGTTCTACATCAGCAATGACTGGTGGATGGGACTTGGATGACAGAGAAGAAGTCTTTGTCGAAGTGGACAACTTAACCAAAGTTTATGTACGAGGAACTGTGGATGCAGGAACTTCTTACTCCTACTACGCAACCTGATTATGTCACTGCATGAAAAGGTTTTTAGAAAAGCGGCAAAGGGCGGAACAGAGAAAGCCGGCAGAAGTGCTATGCATTCTGTTGCGAATACTGGTCCACAATTAAAGAGAAGAGAATTCTTTGCAACAAGTTCAGAAGACACAAAGGGCGGACAGGGGTTCGACCCAGATGATATCAGTGGATGCATGTTATGGTTGAAAGCAGATGCAATCACCAGTCACAGCGACGGTGATGATTTAACTGCATGGAGTGATTCTTCGGGAGAAGGAAATGACATTACTGTTCCCGGAACGGCCGCAAGAAGACCACACTACAAGACAGGTATCATGAATAGTCAACCTGCAATTTTGTTTACAGGTTCTGCTGATGAATATTTGACTACTTCTGGTATCAATAACATAACAAAGGGTGGTGTTGATTTCAGTGTTTTCTTGGTAGTAAAACCAACAAGTGTATCAACAAACAACCAATTGATGTTTGGTTCTTATACAACCACAAATTGGCAGAACACTGGCGCCTCCACCGCTTCTAATAAACTTGCAATGGGAATTGATAATGCATCGAAATTTGCTGTATATGGTGCAGATATCGATAGCGACAAATTAATAGGAACAGCACTATCTGACGACACAGCATATGTTCTAAGTTGTGTCTATGATGATTCAGCAAACATTATGTGGCAATTCATAGATGGAACACAATCAGACAAAGAAACATCTTATGAAAGTGGTACTAATTCAGCAGCACATCCCACAATGGGCGCAATCCTTACGAGTGGCAGAGGTGGAACTACTTATAGCAACGAATACACAGGTTACATTGCTGAAGTAGTAGTATTCGATTCAGTATTGTCCGAGAGAAACTTGGTGGACATGCACCATTATCTTGGAAACAAGTACGGAATTAGTGTACCGTCTAAATCTCGTTATTGATTGACATCTCTTCTTGATAACTTCGGATGGCATCCAATAATGCTTTTGCATATCTGTTTGGTTTATCTTCAAAGACTTGAGGAACGCCATCTTCGGATGCAATCAAAATTACAATATTATCAATCGGTTTACCAGTCATCTCTTGCCACATGATGGCATATGCAGTTGCTTGCATGAAGTAATTTTTGATGTCTGATTTTCTCTTCGGTCGTGTAGAACCCTTGAAGTCAATGATTGAAAGTTTACCATTGTATTCTGCAACACAGTCAACTCGGCCTGCTAATTCTAGAGTAGAAGACCAAAGAGGAACTTCTTGTGCTAGAACATTGTCGATGTTGTTGAGTTCTGGTTGTATTTGAATAAACAAATCTTTAATAGGCAGTTCGCATGTGTCTACCGATTCAAGATTATTGTTGATGTAATCTTCAATTAGGCTATGAAGTTTGTTGCCACGACTGAGGACACGACGAGACTCTGCGGGATTCTCTGCACGCCACTTGGCGAAGAACTTTCTCTTCTCCCATCCAGTCACGGTAGTTACTGAAGGATATTGTCCTTCGGGTGTAACATAGATTCTCTTACCGTCTTCGTAGACAGTCTTCAAATCGCCAAAGTCTTCATCTAAGGATACATGGTTAAATTGCTTCATAATAAAATCACCTTTTACATTATATACTAAATTTGTTGTATGTCAATACTTTCTTTGTGCCATTATGTCGAGAGCATCACTGGCTCTACGCATCATGTTGAATTTATCTCGTTTATCGCCAGTTTTACCTAGCATCTTATCTCGTCCTTGGATTTCGCCTTCATCGCCAACCACTGGTGACATTCCACCACCGACTGCGTTTCCTGCTTGTTCGCATGTATAGCAGTAATCCTCTTTGAAGTTCTTTGGCATGGCAGTTAAGTCTCCGCCGCGAGCGAACTTCTCTTTCTCTCTGTCAAGAATTTGCTTGAGGAAAGATTTAATCTGTCCTGCATATCGTGCAATGAAGTCTTGCGAACCTTCGGTTGTTCCAGGCACAAGTTGAGGCATTTCTTTTGGAGCCGCAGGATCAGATGCCAACTCTGGACGAATTGGTTGTCCCTCTTGAGGACCTTCGCTCCGAGGAGGACCAGGAGGCATTCCTGGCATTCCTGGTCCGGGAGGGCCCCCTCCTGCTCCGGGTTTTGCATCTGGTAGTGGATAAGAATCTTCTTCTGGTCTTAAGTGATGTCGTTCGACTTTATCAATTCCCATTCGTTGTGCAAAATCGGGAGAAGGTTCCATTGACCTTGGACCTTCTGATTCCGATGGAGGTTGACCACCCATTGGAGGTTTAGGTCCACCCATTGGAGGCATTTGACCACCCATTTTTTGTTTCATCATCTGCATCAATTCAGGAGGCATTCCTCCACCCATTGGAGGCATTTGACCTTGTTGCGGTGGTGCAGATGGTTTCATCGGAAGACCGGGTTGGTCATCCATTGTTGGCATTGGAGGTCTTCCGCCACCCATTGGAGGCATTGGAGGTCTTCCGCCACCCATTGGAGGCATTGGAGGTCTTCCGCCACCCATTGGAGGTTTAGCAATACCCGCTAAGTCTTTCCAACTAATATCAGCACTCATTGCACCAGGCGCGCCTGTTTCCATTGGGCGAATTTTTGATGCTTGCATGTTACGAGAAACTTCAGGGGGCATCTGACCACCCATTTTTTGTTTCATCGCTTGCATCATCTGACGCAGTTTTTCTTCGTCTTCTTCCCCACCATATTGTTCAACAAGTGATTTTGTCTTCTTTATAATTGAAGTTAGAAGTTTCTTTCCTTCTGGAGCAAGACTTCTCTTTTCTTTTTCGAACCCCTTGAGTGTTTTCTTTAAACCTTCTGGAGTCACAAAATGAATGTTCCCGGCATCTATAACAGGCCCGCCATCTGTAAACATGGCAAAACCCATAGAGAGAAGTTCAAGTTCTTGTTTGGTTAGTTTGGAAAAGTCTCTCTTGGTAAATTTCTTACCTTCATTTAAGAATTCTTTTGAACCCAATGGATTTCCTATATGTCTACTCATTTGTTGCCCCACTGATTTATGTTGTTTATGTCGCTTGGTATGAATGTAGTTGGGGTAAACGCACTTTGATCTACACCCTGTGCTTCCATTGAAATATCATTAACTTGTTTCATAATAGATTGTACCTTTTGTGTTCTATCGGCACTCTTTGGCAGAGTCATTGTCTTTTCCATCTGATTAATAAGATTTCTCTTTCTATGACTATCTGGCATTTTATCGACAACATCGCTTAATTTTCTTTTATCGGCATCGGATATCATCATATCACCATCAAGACTTGGTAGGTTCTTTAAGAAACCACTAAAATCATATTTAACTGCATCTGTATAACTCTTCAACATCGTAGGGGCCGAAGTTGGTGTCACCAATACCTCATGAGGATTGACATGTCCAAGACCAGCCAGTCCACCAACCTTCTCGGATGCCGCATTTTGCATCGACGATTGCATCGATTTTTGTTCATTCAAAAATGTTTTAAAGTCTTTCATTGGGTTCCTATCAAGATAACGATACTATATCTTTTGCAGTTGTTGGATATGAAGTGTGTGTTACCCCATGAACACCTCTGTGGTGTACTGGAATAATTGTTCCGGCTGGAACATTCTTGAATAACGCATCTGTACCATCCGGCAATCTTAGACCAACGGAACCCGTTCCACTGGCAGGACCGCCAACATAAAGTCCTCTTCCGCTGGTTGATACTTCTCCGGTTGGACCAGCGGCGGAACTAATAGTCTGCACATGATTGTATACTTCTCTTGACATTTTGAATATCTCCTATAGACTTTTGTTCATGAATATGTATAATGATGATTAGTTTGATTGTTGATGGTTAGTTTTGATTCTTGAAACAATAATCATTATACATAAAAGAGTAAATAATATCTGACTCAGTACAGTCTATGGAGATACTAAATGACGTATAACTTTAAAGAACATCTTAGAACTATTCTCAGAAATGATACGACGAGAATTCTAAGCGAACAAATAGGTAATAACGCCTCTGTCGTTCGCCCGCGAAAAGGCGGACCCAAGCCAGGTAAATTAACTACCGACCGTGAAAGAACTGCTCGAAGCATAGATCCACCATGCTACACATGTCCTCCTGATGGTTGGGGAGGCGACTGGGGACCAGGTGACTCTTGGGGCCCCTGTACCGCAGGTTGTGGTGAAGGAACTAATTGGATTATCATTTATCATAATGGCGTTCCAAACGGCAATTTTGATCCAGGACCAGATGGAGCCTTTGGTACTTCTGATGACCAGAATTGGCCTCCCGGTTCCAAACTGGTATTCGACGGAGCAAGAGTCGCTACTCTGGCGGACCCCGCAGGAAATTTCCCACCCGGTATGTGGTCAAGAGACCATCGATTCTTTTACCCCGATTTGAATTGGTGCAATAGCCCACCAATTCAACCACCGCCACCAGCACAACCAAACGGACAATTAGTAATTGGTCCAGATATCAATGGAACTATTACATGGTATCAGATGATAAACAACACCGACGCAGACGGTAATCCATGCACCACCTGTGGACAGACTATGGTTCCCTTTGACTGGCAAACCATTCTTAAAGCAGAAGGATGGGTCGAAGGCGACGAACTGCCACTCGGCATACAATTGCTTATGGCGTTCTTAGCAGGACTCGCCGGCGGTGTCATGGGTGCTTATGTATATGATAAATGGATTAAAGATGATGACGGCTCGACGCCTGACAGCGTAGAACCAGAGGAACCGATCATCATTCCACCAGCGGTTCCACCACCAGGCCTTCCGCCAGG